CCGCCGCGACCACATCGCCAAGGCCGCTGATCGCCTCGACCTCTGACAGCAGATCGGTGATGACTGGCCGGCCGTCGCGCAGCTCGACACCCCAGGTCTGCACCTTGCCGTCGCGCCTGAGAATGTACGGCTTATGACTCACAGTCGAAAGTGATGTCGAACGACTCGAGCGGTTTCCACACGCAATTGCCAGCCTCGGTTGACATGTAGTACGCGCGACGAGCGTAGTAGTTGTCGATGCAACAGCCGTCGCCGAAACCGCGCATGTACACGCCGATCAGCCAAGTGCCCGAGTGGAGATACCGTCCAGCACATGGGTCACCCCAGGGGACATCTGCATCGAGCGTGTAGCCGGTAGAAACACAGAACACCGCATCAAACTTGGTTTGCGGCCACGGGTCGCACTCGAAGCAGACGATCGACGACCCGTCAACATCACAGCCGATGAGTCCAGCCGAAACATACGGCGTAGCAAATCCAGTCACCGGCGGCGCAGGCGGCGTGTAATCGACGCAACAGCCGTTGGAGTAGATTTTGTCGGTACTGTAGGTGCCGTTGGGCACCGTCGAACCGTGCCATGTCAAACTGTTCTTTATCGTTATGTTATCCACCGGCGAACCCTGCGGGCATGCGCTCGGTGCTCGTCGCATGATGCAGCTTGTCGAAACAATGTGCGTCGCGCATCCATCGTCGGACACGGTGAAAGCGATGTTGGCGGTGTAATACTCGCAGCAGTTCGGCTCCTCGGGGAAGCTGAAGTTGCACCTGCAAGGGTTGTCGTAGCCGTTCTCTTTGCACCAATCGGTATGGGTGAGCTCGATTAGCACCGGTCCCGTGTGCTGGATCAGAGTTGGCGCGAAGTCATGGCCGAGGCGGAACGGTGAAAACGAGTTGAGTCCTGGCGGTAGCCCGTCGCGCCGCCATGTTCCGGGGTCACCGAAGAAACGGAAGTTCCCGTTCGGCAACGTGTACCAGTGCCGTCCTGTGCCGTTGTAAGCGCCCGTCAGGTTGTTCGGGCTAGTTCCGAGCGCGTTCTGCAGCTTGCCGATGATGTACGAGTTGCGAACCTCAAAGCCAACGACGAGTTGGTCATATGCGCCGCCCATGCAGCACTTCTGCAGAATCGGCCAGACGATCTCGAACTCGCCGGCGTTCGGGTCGGTCCCTCGGAAGATCGGAACGGAGTAGTTGAACGGACGGGTCTCCAGATTCTGAACTCCAGGCATCGGCACCGGGTACGGGTACTCGTCGATCGGGTCTGGGAAACTGCAGGCGTTCGCGAGCGTCTCGGGGTCGATGGCTGTTGACGCACCGTAGTAGCTCGCCTGCAGGACTAACCCTGCTGCATCAATGTCAATTCGCGCTGCATGATGGATCAGCGAACGGTGCAGTGAATAGAACCAATAGCCGAGCGCTACTGGCGTTGCGCAATAGGTCGGCCATTCACCGCAGCAGACGAGCGGCTCCTGCGGGTTACAGCAGCATGCCCGTACGAGCGTCACACCTTGCGCTTCTTGCCGAGCCACACGCCGACGCCGACGCCAACAAGCCCCAGCATCAGGCCGAACCAAACTGAGCCGAGGAACGATGAAAACGAGGCGAGAATCATGGTTTGCGCTTCCTTGTCCGGCTTGGGTTGCGAATCGGCGCGGCACGCCGGAACGCCGCGTCGAAGGTTGGATCGGCCCGGCGCAGCTCAGCGACAGCCGCCACCGCTTGGTCGGGGGTCAAATCAATCAGGCTAGCCGTAAGTTCAGCCGCCCTGCGCTCGGTCGGGGTCACGATGCCCAGCCATCGTTTGACGAACTTTCCGACGCCCGTGTGCCACACGAGGAACACGATGCCGAGCACAGCCAGGGCGATGCAAACCCAGACAAGAGGAGCCACCCACCAGGGCACTTGGTCCTCCACGCCCGTCAGCGCCATGTAGATCATGTCCACAGCGTCGAGGATACGCGCTTGCTCGCCCTGACCGGCTACGGCTTGGTCTTTGATGACTGGCAGGCTTGGCTGGCTCGCGTCGGCCTCGACGGCGATGCGCTCGAACCGCTCGCCGCTCGAGTGCGCCAACCGGCGCACCTCGGTCGTGTTGGACGCAATGCGCTCAGACGGGCCTGCGCAGCTGGCAAGCACCACTATCAGGGCAATGCAGCAGCGGCTTCCCACGTTGCCACCTCCTCTGGCGTTGTCAGGGTTTGCAGCCAGTCCTCGGCCAGCGCGTTGACGATCCACCGCCGATGCCCCTCAGCATCCTCGCCGCCAGCCAACGCAGTAGCAACCGTATCGCGCATGGCTTGCAGTTGCGCAGCCTGATACTCCGGGGTGGCTCGCAGGGCTTCAATGCGTTCGCTACCAAGTTGCATGCGCGATCCTCCTCCATGTGTTGGTAGCAGTGCAAACGTACAGATAGGACGAATCCCAACAAATGTCCCCTGCCGTCCCAGTGTCGGACGCGCTGCTCGGAGTCTTGGCGTTGACGATCCGAACGCGATCCCCCTGCATGATTGCCACGCTCGTGCTGGTTCCGTTGAGTTTCGTCTGGGTAACGCTCGTATTCCCGATGGTGGTGGTGTTGGAACCGTCGCCGGTGATGTTGTAACCCACCACGGTGCTGTTGCTGTTGCTGTTGGCCGCTAGATCGGACAGACTGCCGACGATTGTGTTTTGTCCGCCAGTGGTGCAGACATCTCCCGCCGTCCTGCCAATGAATGTGTTGTTGCTGCCAGTCGAAACCACTAGCCCGGCGTTTTGGCCAATGTAGGTGTTGCCTGTGCCGCTGCCGTTGACGTTTCCGGCCTGGTATCCCACCGCCGTGTTGTTCGCGCCGCTGTTCCCGCCCGTAGCGTAGCCCAGCGCGGCGTATCCGATCGCCGTGCAGAAATTTCCATCGTTGCTGAACAGCGCATCTAGCCCGATCGCTGTAGCGCTGCTGCCCGTGTTTGAGTAGCACGCGCTACCACCGATCGCCATCACAGCGTTGGCCGAGTTGCTACGCGCTGCATCCACGCCTAGCGCAACAATGCCCTGGCCCGTGTTCGAGAGTCCCGCGCTGTGACCTAGCGCGGTGCAGTTGATTCTGGTGTTGTTCTTCAGCGCGTCAACGCCTACGCCAGTGCAAGCGGTGTTGGAGTTTCCCGACAGAGCGCCCGCGCCTACTGCCGTGTTAGTCGCGCTGATTCCCGCGCCAGTCCCGCCGATGCCCACTAGCAGCCCATTGATATAGGAGTCCTTGGCGATCCCTGCCCCGCCCGCGACGATGAGCGCGCCCGTTATGCTCGAGGTGCTGGCCGTCGTGCTTGTCCCGGTGATCGTCGTAAAGCGCCCGCTCGCCTCCGTTGTCGCGCCGACGGTTGCCCCATTGACGGTGCCCCCCGTGATCGCCGCAGCTGCATCGTTCGACCAGCAGAACACCGCCGAGCCGGCTGCGTTCTCGGCGAAGAGCTTGCCGTCGGCCGTGTTGATGGCGGGCTCACCCTCGACGAGTTGACCAACGGTCGGGACCGACGCTGCCGTGCTCGATCGCTTGAGTCGGATTTGGTCGGTCATCAGTACGCCCCCCCGTCGATCTCATTGATGAGCACTGACGGGCACTCACCGTCGTACTGGTTCATGCGCTCGAAGAGCGCGACGGGCAGGCCGTCGGCCTTCGTCACGACGAACGCCCACACGACAGCACCATCAGGGACGGCGAGCAGGTTGAATCCTGCCGCGTTCGCTCGGGTCGCGTTGACCCCGCCGCCGGCGACGCTGGCCGTGTTGCCGAACTCTGCAAGGTTGTAGGCCGTCAAGGCCGTTAGTTCGGTCTGCGTGACTGCAGCCACGGCCGTCCCCCCAGCGTCCGGCTGGCACATTGCGAGGGTGTAGGCCCATCGGTTACTCGACATTACCGCCGACTGCGCAACCTGCATCAGTACGGCTTGGATGCCGGTGAACTCCGTTCCGATCAGGTCTTGCAGCTGCTGCTGGTTCTCGTAGACGAACGCGCTCGCCCTCGTCATGCGGTTGAGCGTGTGCGCCGGCATGCCCGCTGTGCCGAATGTGTAGGTTGGGCTGAACTGACTCATGTCACCATGCCGGGTAGTCGGTCGCCAGTGCGTCAATGACTTCCTGCGGGAAGATCACACCAGCCGTGTTGAAGTTGACCTTGGTGGCACCGTATGGCTGCTTCCACGCCGCTTTGGACGTACCGCGTGCTTGGTTGCCGCCGCCGCCCCAGTTGTAGAGCGTGTCGAGCCATAGGCCGCCGTCGGTCGGTCGGCGGAAGGGAACTTGCTCGAGGTGGTAGGCGCCGTCGTAAAGGAAATTCCAAGACACCTGCACTGTTTGCTGCGACAACCAGCGCCGCTCGTATCCGAGGAGCACAACCGACCCGGCGGGCCAGTTCAGCCATGTCGCCGAGTTGCGCTTGCTGGCCTGGTTGATGATGTCATGCGTCGACGGATGGGTCGTCATCCAGTGTCCCTGAACATCGGCCAAAGGGTTGTAGGTTGCCTCGACCGTTATTGCTGCGCCAACCACTGTGTTGCGAACTGGTTCCCCCATGACATTGACCACAGTGCCTGGAATCAAGCTAGTAGGCGGTGTCGTGGCGTCGCCGTCCGTCGGATAGGACGACGGAACGATGTAAACATCGGCCATGCGGTTGCGTTGCTGGTACTGCAACCGCACCGTGGCGTATGGCTTGTTCCCGACCAGCGGTGCGCTCGAGCGCACGACGATTCGCCAAGTATTGACACGCTCCGATACGGGCTCAACCTCAACAGAGTCGACGAGGAGCTGACGGGCGTTCAGGTCAGAATGGCTTGGATCGAGGCGCTGTCCGACCTTCGGTATGAGGTTCCACGGCGAAGTCGATGTCTTCGCGAGCGCGTAGATCGTCCATGTCGTGTCCGAGCCGCCGGCGTAGCCTTGGTCGTCCTGGTATGCGATGTAGGTCCGAACCTCCTGACTGCTCGACGGCTCTGATGTGACATTGAGGCTGGTGCTGTGGTGCAGCAGTTTGACGTTCCATGCCATCAGTGAGCCCCCTTCGAGTTGCGTTCGATCTCGGCGAGGATGTAGGTCTGGCGCTCGAGCTGCATGCGCAGCCCCTCAAACTGCTCGGTTTGACCAGTTGCCATTGCCAGGGCGGCCTGCGAACGCGTGTTTCCTAGGTCAAACATGGCCTGATTGCGCTTGTCATCGAACTCGCCAGTCAAGCCAGCCGTGAGGTTTCCGCCGATCGCCTCACTTCCGAGCGCCTTGACGGCTTGCCACCAACCCTCGCCCGACTTGACGAGATTGGAAACGAATGCCGTCTTATCAGTTAGTGCGGTTTCAATCGACCGACCCGCAGTCGAGCCCTTCTGCTGAGCTAACAGCCCTTGCATCACCTCCTGCTCGGCCTGCATCGTGATGGCGCGAGCTGGTCCCTCGTCGAGACCGTGAGCGACCATTCGCTGTCCAACAGCCATCTTCATCAACTCCGCATGCTTCTCTGCCATCATCATCTTGCCACTAAACGGCGACATCAGTTCCGACTGAATCTTGCGAGCCTCGGCATGAGCCTGCATGACGCTGGATAGGAATCCGATCATCGGCATAGCCATGGCAGCGCCGACCGCGTTGCTGATCCGGTTCGTCGTGCCGCGCAGCTTCTCGAGCTCGCCCGTCACCTGCTGACCCATCTTGCGAAGGCCGGCTAGATCGATGTCAAATCCGATTCCGAGTCCGAGTTTCGCCATACCGCCACCTTTCCTAGGGTCGTCATCCAGTCAGCCTGGCGTGGCTTGCGCCAAGGCTCCACTACCTTTTCCGGCTGCCCAGTCAGCCGGTACGCGAGGACCGCTAGAAGGTGCTCTATGCGGTCTTCTGCGGTCCAGTCCAAGGGTTTGCCATTACCCCCCTAATGAGCGCAGTGGCAACGTGAACGTCCAGGCTGTTGCCGCCGGGCACGCCCTCGATCCGGGTGCAGTTCTCGAGGACAAACGTCTGCTTGGCGTCCTCGTCGAGCTGCTCGAGTTTGCGCCACTCGCCGACCGTCAGCGGCCGGACCTCGAGCAGTGCCGGGTGGCCGGCCAGCGCCTCGTCAGTGAAAACCCGCCACATCACGCACGACCCACGGTGACCTCGCCCGTGTACTGCCACGAGACGGATGCAGACTGGACCGCGTCGTTGCCCCATGACGGGTTGAAACCCGTGATGATGGCGTTCCCGCTGAAATCGACGCCGCCGGCCGCTGCACCGGACGCCGCGATCGTGATCGAGCATGCCGCCGTGCTCGGCGTCGCGCCCGCGAACCTTTGAGCGAGGGTCAGCGCCGTCGCGTTGTCGGTGTGAATGGTTGCCGACCCCGACACCGTTGGCCGACCAGTGATGGCCGACGTCAGCACCGCTCCCAGGGTCGTCGTGTCTACTGCACTCGCCGACGCGGTGATGCTGATGTCTGTTGCGTCGACCGTTGCGCCGCCGCCCCCACCCGCGAAAGCGAAAGTAATCGTTGTTCCGTTCCCGATGACTGCCATGACTTAGCCTCCTGTTGCCCAAATTCGGTAGGTCTGACGGACCACACGCGGGCCGTCGTCTGTGCCTTCCTGATCGTCCATGCGCTCCACATCCTCGCCCGTTGTCGCCGACCAGCTGATCAGCGTCCCGTCGACTGTCCCCCACGAGGAGTTGTCATTCAGGCTCTCGAACACTGCGACGGCTAGCGCCCTTGCACCAGCCATCGTCGTCGCGATGCAGTCGATCGACACTGAGAACTCGGCCAGTGTGGTCGTACTATTGAGAGTTCGCACCGGATCCCTGCCGTCGACGCTGTAGACCACCGCTGGAAGGAGAGTGCCCTCGCGCCTGAAGTCTGGGCTAATGCGGTTGCTGACGAGCGCCGAGATAGCAGCGTCGTCAGTCAGTCTGCGATAGATCGCGGTCTCGATGCTCACGGCTTCTTCCTCTTGAGCCGCGCCTTGGCAACGAGGGCGTCAAACTGCTGCTCGATCACGAGCGCCAAGTCCTCTTTGAGAACCTTGGGCGGGAACTCGGCCGCCGTCAGCTTCCTGATGCCCCAACCCGGCCGCGCATCGACGATCGGAGCGATGTAGCTGCGCGGGCGACGCTTGTACCGCATGCCAGTCCTCGCGGTCGTCTTGAGCCCGCGTGTGTCGCCCATCGACTGAATGACGGCGCTCGCGGCCTTTCGGACGCTCTCCTGTGCGCCGTAGCTTCGGTGCGTTGCTGAATGGGTGCGCCAGTTCGCCTTGTAGGTTGTCGCTAGGCGCTTGAGGCTCCTGCGCAGCAGCTGCTTGTAGATGTTCCTGCTGACCTTGTCGGGGAGTTCGGCGAACACGAGCTCCGCCCGCAGGAACTGTGCCGACGCCCTGGCACTCGCGCCGCGTCGGTAGATGGCAAGGTTCTCGCCGGCGTTGACCTGCCGACGCATGAATGCCAAGTAGTTCCGAAGGTGCTCGGGTGCATTGAACTCTGCGCTGGGGCGTCGGAAGGTCATGCCGTCACCTCGAGCGCCTCGATGTGCAACTCCATCCGCCGAAGGTCGGGGTCGGCGACCCCAGTGATCTCCAATGTGCGGTTGGACTTGCCAGTCTCCTTGAGCAGAATCCGGCTCTTGGTCGTGACCGAGTCGAGCCACGGAATCACGATCCGGTAGGAGCTCTGTCCGCGCGAAATGTCGACCGAGTCGATGCTGCGGCCGTCGGCGTTCTCGATGTAGCCGAGCACTGTCGAGAGCGTCGACCAGGTCTTGGTGCCCTGACCGTAGGCATCGACCGAGACGGTGTAGTTCTGCACCGCCATCTCGTGGCGGAACATTCCTCGAGGGGTCATGTCACGGCTCTTTCCTTGAGCAAGGCCATGAGCATTTGCTGCGCCTTGCCCTCGATCGCGCCAGTGCTGTCTCCGCGATCCGCGTACAGCCGGCCGCAGAGCTGCAGGACGAGCATGTTGATGTAGTGGTCGCCGACGAGCGTCGTCCAGTTCAGCGTGACTGGTCGGTTGTACTCCTCGCTGACGAGCACTGCGAGACGCTGGCCGTCCCAGTGGCTGTCAGGCGTGACGGTCTGCACGGCGGATGCATCATCGGTGTAGACGGCGGTGATCGCAGCGTCGGTGTCGACTGGCTGAGTTGGGAGCACGACCCACACATCACCCTCGTCGCTCACCTTGTGAGTCCGAGCGATCGCCTGCACCGATAGGCCCGTCGATCGCTCGACGGTCTCCTGCGCAGCCGGCAGCAGGACGCTGCCGATGTAGGTGTCGTCCTGCGTGTGAAACACGCGCAGGTGCGTCTTAACGTCGCTGGTCGTGAGTGCTGGCATAGGAAAGGCGGGTAGGAGGTTTCCCCCCTACCCGCCCGGGGGTCAAGTGTTGGAAAGATCAGGGCGCCGCGCCAGTAACGATGATCGCGCCTGCGCGCTTGTCGATGATCTGAGCGTCGGAACGCATCGAGCTGCGGTAGTGGATAAGTCCAGTGCCGCTGCTGGAGTACGGATCGACCACAAAGGAAACTTCCTTGCGGTCAACGATGCGGTACGCACGCGCGAGGTCCGCGAACAGAATGAGAGAACGGGCGGTCCCGGCGATGACTTCAGCGAATTCGCTGATGTAGACCGGACGCCCCATCAGCAGGCCAGCCGCACCGTTCTGCACCATCATGCCCTGCATGCCGTCGTAGAGGTAGGTACCCGTGGTGGCTGCCTTCAGCTTGAGCAGAGCAGCCCAGGTAGCCTGGTTCATGATCCAGCTGCCGTTCTGCGAGTATGCCGGGGCCAGTGACGTATAGGCCGTGATGATGTCGTCGAAGGTCGGAGCAGTGGCGAAAGCGCCCGTGTAGATCCTGTAGTTCCAGTCCACAGGGTTGTACATCAAGCCTTCCTCCATATTGGAGCCCGTGCCGACGATGTGCTTTTCAGCGCGGTACTTTGCGTGAGCGCGTGCGTGATCAGCGATGATCTCGGCAGCGACATCGATTGACGAGTCGAACAGAAGTTCCTCGGTGACGGGGGTCGTAGCTGTCGCCTTGTACGCGCCGAACGTCTTCAGAATCGTCGTGAAGTTCGACTCGCTGTAGCTTGCCCCTTCTGCCGTCGCGGAGACCGTCGTGCGGCTGTCGATCACAGGCAGACGCAGTGCCGCAGGCACAGTCTGCACGGTCGAGAGTTGGCGGACTGGATCGCCGAAATCCAGCCACTTGACGAATTCGCCAGTCATGACTGACTGTGGGACGGTGTTGCCTGCCGTCGCAGCTGTGCCGACCGTCAAGTTCGTTCGCAGTTCCATCGCACCCGAGCCCTCGCGCCCACGGGTAGCAAAGAACTTCGCCAAATCGGCATCAGTTCCACCGCCGCGGTTCTCGGGACGAGCCACGACTTGGCCGTTCTTGGCCTTGATGGCGTCGAGGCGGCCGCGCACGGCCATGCCCTCCAGCTGCGCGTCAATGCTGCGGATTTCTTCCTCATCCCGGTCGAACGCGCGGACAGCGTCCGGCGTGGCAATGGTGGCGTGTTCCTCGCAAGCAGCGACAAGCTGCTGGCGCTTTTCGATCAATGCTTCGCGGTTCATTTCTTCAGTTCTCCTAGCCGCAGCCGCAAGAACCGGCCAACGAGGCCGGAGTGAGAGAACGCCCGTACCGCGGCCGCGGTCGCCTCATAGGCGGGCGTGTGAACAAGGCTGACTTCGTAGAGTCGGGCGCTCAGGACGCTGCGACGGTTGCCCCGCCACTCGTCCTTGTCGGCTACGAACCCGAACGACATGTTCTGATAGATGCCGTCACGCAACAGGACTCGCATGTCCTGCCCGTCGCGCGTGTCGGGAAGCTGCGCACGGAACGACACTCCGCGCTCGTCTTCCTCGAGTGCGAGAGTGCCGCTGCGCGTATCTGCGAGGACGCGGCCGCCGTCGTGCTCGACGAGTAGCGCGACATTGCGCTTGCCGAGATCCTCGCTAAATGCGCCTCGCTCGATGGTCTCGATGAACGGGAGCGGCTGGCTCTCGGTCCCGTACGGGATCGCGAGTCCAGTGACCGTGTTGCCCTCGACGACTGCGCGACACTCGATGCTGCGGCGGTCAATCTGCATCAGGGGACTCGCTTTCTTCGTCCTCGCGGTCGCCGTTGACCTCGGCCTGTCCGGCGGCGGTGTCCAGGCGCTGCATCAGTTCGTCGGCCATCTCGTCTTTCGCCGGCTGCATGCCGATGAACCATCGAGCGTCGTTCGGGGTCAGGACGCCGGCCATCACGAGTTTGGACAACTCCTTGGCGGTGTCCTTCATCGTGCCGCGCAGCAGTTCCTGCAGGTCGTGCTCGACGCGGTAGCCGGGTAGAAGCTTCGCCATGAGTTCGGCCTCGATGCGCTTGGCCCACGGCCGCAGGGTCTGGTCGACGAGCGTCCGTTGGGCGTCGAGGGTGACTTGTGTGCCACTTTCTGTCGCAGCGAGAAACGAGGCTGGGATATTCAGCGCTCTCGCGATCTCACTCATGGCAGCGGTGCGGGCGGCGGTCAGCGCCGAGAGGTCATCCGACCCACTGACCCCCTCGATGCTGCCGCCCCCGTCGATGATGAGTGGTTCGCCAGATCCGGTAGCCCTCGAGTGCTTTGCTTTCCACGCGAGCAAGACCGACTGCTTCGCCTGCTCGCTGATCGGCGTAGGGAACTTGAACGCGAGGCGGCGCGTTGTGCCCGTCGCGGCCATTGTCGCCGCCCACTGATCGAGGTTTGCGATCAGCTCGAGCTGCGTCCGGCACTTGTCGAGGGGGCTCTCGCCGATGAATGCCCAACGGCTGTATCCGCTCTTGATGTGGATTAGGTCGGCCGAGCTCACGGCCTGCCCGTCCAACAGGTATCGGTAGGGGTTGGCCGACCAGTTGATGGTGACACGCCCGCGATCGATCGGGATGATCTCGGCTACCTCGCCGCTGTAGGTGCGAGCGAGGTAGGCGTAGGCGTTGCCCTGGCTAATCGACTCGGTGACGAGCCAGCGCCTCAGATCCCAACCGTTGACCATCTCGGTGGCCCGGCCGGTCAGCAGGCTGAGAGCCGCCGGCTGCACCTCCTGATCCTTGGAGTCGTAGACACAGATCGATACGCTCGCGAGCATGCTCGCGACGCCATCGATGGCGCGCTGAACACCTGGCAACGCTTCAATGTTGCCAGCGCTCGACGCGTCAACGAGCATTGAGGCGTCAAAACCACCAATAAAGTAGCGGCGTAGGGAGTTGAGCAGGCCCACGCCTCCCTCATTTTGAGTACGCGCTTTTTCTGTCAAGAGCAAACTGTGACATTTTTTGTCACATTGTCGAAATAATCGCGCCGTCCGCTAGGTAGCGGTCAAATGGTCATGATGCCACTGGCAGGTACCCACTGGTTTGACCGCCCGCGCAGCTCGTAGAGGCGGGCTGCGTTACACGCTGCGACCAGGGCGTCAATGTTCTGCCCGTCTCGCTTGTGCAACTTGGTAAGGCCGCCGTCGTAAGTCTTGGTTTCAGCATGCCGCAGTTGGTGCAATAGGACGGGATCGTCGTGATAGCGCAGTGCCTTTTGTCTCAGGAGCGCCACAAATGTTGACCAAGCGGGCGCCTGCTCTCGAAGACCCATGCTCCGGGACTCGACGGGTAAGTTCAGCCGCTCGACGAGCGCCGATCTGACCCAGTTCTGCGTCCAGCCGACCTCATCGATGCCGACAACCTCGACCTGCAGCGTCTTCGCAAGCATCTCGAGCAGCCCCTCGACGGCGTGGAAGTCAACCAGCTGTCCGTCGTTCCAGTACACCTCACCTTTCTGCACCATGTCATGAAGCCACGGCCGATTCTGTTTCATCGACTCGAGGTTGCCACAGGTGAATGACCAGGTGCGCAGCAGCCCCCACTCGCCGCCGTCGACAACCACAGCCACGCCCGTTAGGTCCGCTCGAGCGCCAACGACGCTGCCCAGGCTGAAGTCGATGAACACCCACGCCCGCCGGCCGCGCACACTCTCCAGTTCCCAGTCGAAACGGGCCTTCTCGAGCACGACCGGGTCGATGCCGACAGCTGCTAATCCCCCCCCTGGCATGTTCAGGATCTGCGTTCGAAAGGTTTCGACGCCTGTTGCCGAGCCATGTAGCGTCGCAAGCTGCGACTCAATTGATTGTTCTGTGACCTGCCCGCCGTCAATCCACAACTGCGGATTGGCCTTGCGCCACTGCCGCCGGTCGTGGATGTCTGCACCAGCGTCAGCAGCCCAATGGTGGACGCACCAGTCGTCGCGCAGTCGACCACCGAGCAGTTGCTGTTCGGCCTCCTGCCGCCAGCCCGCCCAGGGCAGGCTCAGGTCTGTGTCGGCCGTTGTCGTCATAAGCATGCGGCCCTCCTGCGTCTTAGCCGCAGCAGTCATCAGGCGGAACAGGTACTCACCCTCGAGTCGCGCCGCCTCGTCGGCGAGGACGAGCGCCGGCGTGATGCCGTCGGCGCGTCTTGGGTCGTTCGAGATCGGGACAAACCTCCCCTGCCCGTGGCGTAGCGATGGCATGTTGCTAGACATGCGAGCCGACCACCGCGACGACTTCCCGTCGGCCGGGTAGTGAATCTGCGTCAGGGCGTCCACTGCGAGTCTGGCCTCTGACAAGGCAGTCGCGGCGCTGATGACCAGTTTGCTCTGTTCGGGGTCTCTGAGTACCCAGCCGGCTAGCAGAGCGGCTAGGCGGGTCTTCCCGTGGCTGCGCGGCACCGAGAAGCTGATGACACGGGCTGGCTCCCTACGGGCGATGACATCGGCAAGCACGGGCACCCAGTAGTGAAACATCTTGGTGCCGGCCGGAAAGGTGGCGGCGAACTGATCGATCAGTTGCCCGTCGTAACCGCCGGCCTCGGATCGTCTGGCGAAAGTGGTGAGCGATGCAGCCGTGACAGCGGACACCTCGCCCGATGCGGCGGTTGCCCACGCCCAACGGGTAGCGTCGTCGAGGATGGGTGAGAAATAGGTGATACGCGGTCGGG